CCTGTCATTCCACGAGCGTACACCTTCCAAAGGTCAAGGTCAATATCTTTTAACCCTTCAATCTTCTCTCGTACCTTCTCAGATAGGAATGGATTATGCCTATGGTCTGAAATGATTAGTTTAGTGTTGGCTCTACCTATTACCTTTTGATGTACCCAAAATTCATTATTAGGGTTATAGTCTAAGAATACTCTTTTACGGGTTCTTAATGCCAACTCTGTGTAGATGTCGAAAGGTATCCCGTTTGCCTCATTAAGAAAACAGTAATCTCTTTTACCTGACTTTGCATCCTGTGGATTACCATAAGATTTAAACTCCATTATTGAGCCTGAACTAAATTCAAATATCCTATCTGTTTTATTATAAGAAGTAACTAAGGCTTTCAACTCAGGACTATTCTCGTATATTTCTAATGCATCCCTTAACGCTCCTACTTTAAGGTTAGGTATATCCTGCCCTACTATTGTGATTGTAGCCTTCTCAGATATGGCAATGGAAAACAATACCTGTATAATCGAATAAGTCTTTCCTGATGAAGTACCTCCTTGATTGACTACGGTGTCTTCTTTTGCGTTCCAGTTTTCTAAATATACAGTCGAGCATTTAAACATCTCAAATTATTTCATAATCAATACCTAGTTGCTCTAAAATAAATTCTATACTTTTAACAACGTCATCACCTGCATATTCATTTTCACATTCTACACCATTAACAGATATTGACGTGCCATACATATAACAGCATTTATCCCCACAAGTATAATCCCAACTATCTAATTTAATTATTACCTTTTTATTTTCATTCATACATCTATTTCTTTTTCATCATTAGCTAACTTAGGACTCCCTGAAATAATCGAAGGTTGAACGGTAGTAACTGTTTGATTTTGGTTCTGAGTAATCTCATCTTTATAACCCCCGAAGTTCTTGAGCCAAAATTGTGAACCTTGAAAACTACCTACCCATTTCAATCCTTGAGCGTGATAATGAGACAAAAATAAATTGAAACGACCCAATATGTAAGAAAATTCAGAAGACTTCTTATCATAATCATACATTGATTGCCTACTTGAGAACCCTAACCATAAGGCACATCCTTCTATTGTGTACTTGCCTTTAGATACTGAATCTTCAAACTCAAGGTAATCATATATTCTTATATACATATCTTTATAATCTTCATACACAGGTGGTCTGCCTACTGGATTCTTACCAAATAAGTCCTTTATATTCGGTTTTGGTTTATCTATATCTTTATCTTCTTTAGCCATTATAACTCAAATTTATTACCTTTAAATATATTTATCTCTTTGTATAGTGGTTGTAGGTTATCAATAGACCATGACTGTTTAAATCCTTCATCATGTATCGATGTATATTCAAACCATGAATCAGGTTTTTTATGGTCTAAGTGCCAAACCTCACCATGATTATCCCAACTCATATCATGCAGGAACTTTGATTCAATAGACTTCTTTAAGTCTTCTATGGTATATCCTAAAACGGTTTGTAATATAAACTCTGTTTGCATTCCTTTCTTAGAACCCTTTCTTTTCTTTAGCCTTGAGACTATCTGCCCTGAAACCATTGTTCTAAGTTTAGTTTGCTCTTTTGATTTTGGCTTTCTTTTATCTTTCTTATGTTTATCTTTTAGATAAGATATTTGCCAGTATGGATAAGCCTGTTTAACCGAATCGATTACATCTTTAAACTCATCATTAATTAACTCTAATTCGATAAAGTCTTTTGATGAGTAAAATCCGCAATATAGTTTAAGTGGAATAAATCCATCAATAGCCTTACCTTTTTCGGTTAACTTACAGAAGTCAGCAACTCTATCAAATAGTTCTTTAGCTGTATTATATTTATTGCCTAACCTATATCCTTCGTCAGATAACCAAGTAAAAGCCTTCCATCTGTCTGATACATTACCTTTCTCATCTCTTCCTTCCTGTGCCATAATATAATTGTTAAAACATTCTTAATTGTGATTTAAACTCTTCAAACCTCTTTACGCTCTTATCATAATATTCTTTATCTATCTCAAATCCTACAAAGTTAAACCCGCCTTTATACGCTGCTATCCTACTGCTTCCACTTCCTAAATGGGTATCTAAAATCAAATCATTTGGCTTTGCGTAATTATGCAATATCCATTCGTAAAGTGCCACAGGTTTTTGAGTTGGGTGTATTCTAATCTCTTTATCCTTCATATTCTGTTGTATCATACCATTCCAAGTATATTCAAAAACCTTTACGCTTTTATGCGTTGAGCAAATTGCAACCTCCGCTTCACCAAATGCAGTTCCATTTTTTTGCCACACAATTACACCACCGCAAAGCCCTAAAAAATTACCACCCCAAATGATTTGATTTTTAGAAACCCTTGCTAATTCACAGTAGTATTCGTTATCAGGTGCAATATTTTCAAACAGTTTATAGTTTGTTCTTTTAGTTGCTTGTTTGCCTTTCTTCTTGTTGTCAATCAATCCTATCGCATCAATATTACCATAAGGCGGGTCTACAATAGCTAAATCAAAATGGTTATCTGAATAGCGTTTTAAAGCCGTTACACAATCTTCTAAATAAACCTCTGATGATGGCACTTGTACATCCATAATCTAATTATTAAATACGTAAAAGTATATCCGTATATTCATTCCTTGATACTTTACCTTCATCTGCATCAAATCAACTACCGGTATATTTACAACGTTACTTGCCATAATTGATATTCTTATTAGGTATAAATACTTCTTTGGTTGCCATGTAACGTTCTACATTAGTTTTAAATATCGGTCTACCAATTGTCAATGCGTCGTCTTTCATCTTTCGATACTCTGACTTTTCACCAACGTCCTCGCCTTTATGCTCGGTTGTTAATCGGTCTAGGTAAATGTTTTGAAGTCCTGCAATCTTACAACGAATAGCAAAATCACTATCCCATAAACCATAAACCCCGTAATCTTCACACATCGAACCAACTCTATCTAAAGCTGTTTGTGGAATGAATGTTGATCCAAATACATAATCGGTAGGTACATAAACATAACCTGAAGGTGTTAATAACTTAGCCATTCGTTTAGCTTGATTACGCCAATCTATTCCAATCATTCCAGTATTAGGCACATTCTCATAAGCCTGAACCATTTCACGTAACCAGTTCGGGGGCATTTGAATATCGTTACCTAAGAACACATAAGCATCTGAAGGGTTAATAGCCATTAATTGATTAAGTGCCTGAGTAGTTCCTTTGTTGTACCCATGACGAATAAGAACCTTTGGACGTTGCTTTTCCTGCCATTCAAATATATTAGTGTCTTTACTACCATTATCAGCTATCAGTAGTTCATAAGGGTAACCCGCATCACGAAGAGCATTACCAACATACTCTTTGGTATGGTTGTAACGGTCTATGCATAATATCATTATTGATACCTTCATTTCTTCTTGTTTGGTTTCGGTGTTTCAGGGAATGTCATTTGAACGTTCTTGGTAGGTTCAACTGGCTTAAACTCTTTAACTACCTTTTCTAGTTCCATCTCACGCTCATACCAAGTGTAAACCTTTCTAAACATTCCAATAATACAGTCATTGCAACCCATATCAGCGAACTGACCGAGTGCAAAGCGGTGTACGGTATTTAACTCATTCCACATTGCAGGGCTGTTGCCTCTCTCGGTTGTAGAATCTTTTTTAAACCTCAACCAAACTGGGAGGTATTTAACGCAAATTGCTAAGGCTTGGTCTTTGTCCATATAAAATAGATAAATGCTGTTATGAATGGTGTAACGAATAAACTGAATAAAAGTTGAGGTATAGATACATACCAAATAATTGACAGGATTAAACTAATCCACCCAGATAGGCAGAAGTTACAATCGAAAGGCTTTAATGTTTGCCGTTTCAATCGGTACTTTATTTCCTTAACGAAGGGTAACACGTCTGCAATCATTATTGATGCAAATACGCTGATGAGTATATTAAATAGTAGTGTCATTTAATTGATTGTTTTATCTTTTGTTGGATTAACTTAATGTCTTTATGAATAGTCGGACGTCTAATCTTATACTTACGTGAAATTTCTGCAATGTTATTAGTCTGTGAATAGATAGTTATTAACTTTAGTTCATAAGGTGTAAGGATTGATATTAAACTAGATATGTCTATGTTTTCACTATCAATTGATTCACAATATAATGATTGGCAATATGTTTTATTTGAAATTGATTTAGGATTATACTTCTCATTACGAACAACCGAGTAAATATAACGCTCCATTCCATTATCACTATGCAACTTGTTTAACCTTTCATTATCAAAGCTAAGTAACCGAATGGATATATCATTAGCCACATCACTAGATAATGATTTACTATACATTTTACTAACTGTATCAACTATAAAATTATAATACATCTCAATCAGTTGGTTATTTGAGTACACTTTTGTAAAGGTTTATTC